CCACATCTGGTATGGAGAGGGCATCGGGTTCCTCAAAGGTCCATTCTTCTTCTCTTGTATTCTGTTCTCTCAAACTGTCACTACGTGTTTCATTTCGTGTTGTATTCATTTTGTTCTCCCACGCTACTATTTATAAACATCTGTATACTCGCCATCAGCTTTTGTTACTTTAAGCTTTTGGGCCGCATACGTTTCAAGGGGTATATTCCATTTCTCAGCTAATCTCATATCTTCTTGCGTGAGCTTAACTTTGTTTTTAGAACTCGGAGAGGAGCGAGAACTCCCCGACACCACTTGAGCAGGACTTGACGTATTTTCCTGCATACGTTCTTGAGCTTCTCCAAACTTATGTGGAAAAGCTGTTTTAATTCTGTTATCAATTTCCTGATAAAATTCATCATCGTTTGGACTATATCCTTCTTCTTTTAAATCCGTATCTATTGCAAGAGCAGCAGCGGTCATAATATTATCTTTACCAAACCAATCATTATTGGAAGCCCACTCTTCTGCTCTAGGATCTGTTACAGATTGTTGTGGAACTGCTTGTTGTTGTACTGGTTGTTGTTGTTGTGCTACTTTCTGTTCATGCTTTTCATAATTTAATTTTGCTGATGTAACAGCTTTTAAATCATTTTGTGCTTCATTAAGCATTTCCTGTGCATTGAGAAGTTTTTCTTTTTCTCCTTCTTCAAAAGCTTCAAGATAAACTGCTCTAGCTAATTGAATTTTATCTTCTAATTGTTTTTCTGAAGCTGTAAGACTAACTTTATTAATCTCATTAACTTCATTATGTTTAGCATATAATTGTTTATTTAATTCTTCATTTTGTTTTTGAAGTAAAGCAACCTGTTCTTCACGTTCTTTACGTTGTTTAACAAGTTGTCTAATTCTTTTTTGCGCTCCAGCCGTTTCTATACCTTCAAGTTCTTTAGGTTCTTCCTTAGTTGTAACTTCAGGTTCTTTCTTAACTTCAGGCTCTGGTTCAGGCTGTGCTGCTTCTACAACCTTTTCTTCAATTTCATATTCTACTTTATCTTCATTAGTATTATTTGGAACTTCTACAGTTCCCCAATTATCATCTTCTGCCATTTTTTTCTCCGTTGTTTACGAAACAAACGTATTACGTAAAATTAATTGCTATACTATTATATCATACTTTTAATGCTTTTGCAAATCAAGATGATCCTTTTCCTAAATTAAATGTAGGATCAAGATCTTTAGGATCATCAACTCTCATAATTATCTGGTCATCAAAAAGTAATATTAGTCTGACACCTTGATAAAAAAGTTTTGTACCAGCATGTTTACCATAACATACATAGTCTCCTACATTACACCAAGCACCGTTAGGAAATTTGTTTTCATCTTTATATGCTAACTCTCCTAATCCAATTACCTCACCTACTGTTGTGAGATAACTAATATCATCCTTGGTAGAATCTGGTATAAATATACCACCTTTTGTTTTACTCTTTACCGATACTGGTTTTATTAGAACGTGAAAACCAGGTAATTCTGGTAAACTCTTTAACTCTATATCATCTGCGTCAATCCACTCATCGTTTTTCAACGCATTACCCATCTGCACCTGTCTCATTTAATCCTCTTCATACATCCTTTTCTTAATAATATCTGTTAAATTATTTCTTGCCCATTCCAAACCTTGTATTGAACCTACAACTTGTCTGTAATGTGCATAGTCTTCAGCAGAACCATCTCCTAGTGAAGTCTTTAATCTTTCGATTTCACTATTGAAGCCCTGCACGACTTCATCCCAAATATCCATTGGAATTAAGAGGTAGCCCTCTTAGTACTTTTTAAAGGTTTAGGCATTTCATAAGAAGAACCATCCCACTCATTGAGTGCGCTTCTCATGCTACGTGGACCCCAAACATCTTTTTTAAATGGATTACCAAAAGTTTTTGATGTATCCTTTACATGCTCTGGATAACCCTTACCTTTTTTCATCATTAGTCTTCTCCTTTTTTCATTTCTTCAACTGCCATTCTTGACAATACATTAAGTTTAGTATCTTCAATATCTTTATCATCTTTTAATTCTTCTACTTTAATCTTAGTAAGATTATTCATTGATGCTAATTCTTTCTTTGATTCTCTATCTGCTTCAGCTTTTTCACGCTTAAAGTTATCGGTAGCACCAGACTCAATCATCTCCAGTATCTGTTCATTTTCTTCAAGTTCAAGTTTCTTATTCTTGAGTTCAAGTTCAGCAGCTTGTACAGCCGTATCAGATTGAAGTTTCTGTTGCTGAAGTTTAACTTTTTCCTGTTCAAGCATAACAAGCTGTTGTTCTGGTGTTGGCGGTGGTGGCTGTTGATTGGCTTGCGTAACCTGTTGTGCAGCCTGTGCCATTGCCATTTCAATAGCTTGTGGATTTTGTGCCTGTTCAGGTGGTACTTGTTGCATCATTTGTTCTGTAACACCACTTACCTGTTCTTGATATTTTAATACAGAATGTTCTTGTATATTAGATTCAAGTACAGGTTTAATCCTTTGCATTATAGGATTAGCACCATTGGCAGGGTCTTGAAGATATGCCATCTTTACTTGTATATGAGCATCATGGTTCTGTGCAGGAAAAGCTGCAATAGGTAAACCTTTGGTTACTGCCATAATATCAGATACAGGATCAAGTGGTTGTGGCTCAATCTTGGGTGGCAGTATCTGTTCTAGGTTAGGCATGTTAGCTGCATTGAGAATAGTCCTATTGAGTTCCTCAATGTTAAACATACCTGGTGGCGACTGCTGTGCCATCTGCAGAGCCATGTTTGCCAACATCATACGATGGGCATTAGAAGGAATGTTAGGATCAGAAACAGGTACAATATCCACTCGTCCATCAAAGTCAGCTTTAAATATGTTTCTATCTTCAAACGGTACTTCATAAGGATATTCATTAGGTAAATAATCATGGTCTATCTGTGCCAGTATTCTGAACTCGTCCCTTTGTGATTTATGTAATCTTTTATGGATTGCAGAGAAGAACTTACTTGAAGCTTCCAGCAATGCCATTGTTGTTCCAACGGGTCCATAGGAGGCAGCATCCGAGATAACTTGCTCAGTACTATCCGCAAACTTCTGACCAGCAGTAGTTACGAACCCAAGCATCTGGAAGAGCGTTGAGGAAGGCTCTTTATAGGGCAGGGGAACTATAGCCCTAGATAAATCAATACCAGTTGCTTCGACCTCCTTGAACTCGCCAGGAGCGATTGGTTCATTATCACCAACCATCCTTACTCCCTTTGCCTTAAAACCGCCTGGTAAATTGGCGAACTGTCCAGCGTCTATGAGGGAGCGCATCGCAGCAGTTGCCGACATGGTGAGATTACCAAGGAAATGGATAAGGCCCAATCCATAGAATCCAAAACCAGGTACAAACCTATAGTGAACGAAATGGCTTCGCTTCTCTTTATTCGGGTCGTCCTGCTCGTAGTTTCTACGAATACTTAAAACTTGTCTTGACTGTTCTTCTACAGTTACAATGTATGGACAAGCAACATCTTCTTCTTCTAACTCAAGATAACAGTGTTGCTCCAGTAATACATATTGTGGGTCACTATCATATGATGGAGATATACCCAAAATATTATCTATCTTAGTTGCAAAACCACTAGAAGAAAGCTGTGATGGAGAAGGTAGGTCTACATCTTTGTAAACACCTGCTCTAATATCCTGTTGTAATTCTACAGGACTTTTATATATCACATGTGTATAGCGGTCTGCATTTCTTAAATCAGTAGCATAGTAAGATACATAGAACTGGTCTATAGGTATAAACTCTGATACTGGTCTTTTAAAAGTTGAACTATAATAAATCTTTTTAAATGCTGAACCTATGAGAGGGAGATGAAAAAGCATTCTTTCAAATTCATCAAAGTACTCTGGCATCTGTTCTGTAAGCTGATAGTTCATAAAGTTCTGAACCCTGTTGGCTTGCATTTCTTTCTCTGGTGTTGCAGCACCAAGAATGTTTGCCTTTACAGGGCCACCAGAAGGAAATAATTCCTGTGTAGCTTTTGATTGAAACTTAACAGCCGATTCAATTAACAGTGGATGTACAGCCGTACAAGCTCCTTGAAATGGTTCTGAACCTTCTTCCAGCTTTAGACCAAGAAGGTCAAAGCCTCTTTCAAACATAGACTCCCACTCACCCCTGCTATCTTTATCTGCATTATAATTTTCAATAACATCTGCAGATATATCTTGAAGGTCTTCTCCATCTAGGTCTTCACTAAGATCTCCATACCATTCAGATATTTCTTCTGAAGCTTCCATCTCTACAGACTCTGAAGAAAAATCTACAATAACACCACCATCAGTAGGATCAATCTCAATAGACACATTGGATTGTTCTTCAGGGACCATTGCAATAACATTAGTCTCTGCTTCAGGAATCATATCAAAAGGATTACGTTCTGTTGCCATTATTTATCTTTCTTAGTTACCATAATGATCTTCTTCACCACTTTCACCAGGGTTCACCATAAGGGTCTTCACCTTCATTGTCTTCTTCTTCTACAATAACAGGCTCTGGCTCTGGCTCTGGTTCAGGCTCTGGTTCTGGTTTAGGAGGTGGAGGTGTATCTGGTGTATCAGGTGGATCATAAGGATCAGGTGGCGGTGGAGCTACATAATCAAATCCAAAATCTTCTTGTAAATTACCTTGTGCATCTCTTACTTGACCTTCTTCATCTCTGTAAAAACCACCACTAGTTTGTAATGCTTCACGCTCTGCTCTTGTTTGAGGAGCTTCACCTAGTTCAGCAACCCTACGTGCCTGTAGTTGTTCAGCCGCTTTTTTAGCAGCAGCCTCACGTTCTGGATCATATATGATTTCAGGCTCTGGAGGAGGCGGCGGTGGAGGTGGAGGCTCTGGAATAGGAGGCCAAGGTGGAATTGGATAATCTGGTTTAGGAGGCCACGGTGGTAAAATAGGAGGAAAAGTTATACTTGTACCATCAGGAGGATATGTTATTGGCTTATCTGAAAGTGGACGAATCATAGGTTCGGGAAAGTTACCAATACTCGGCAAAAGCTGTCCACCTAAATTAGGTCCAGTTGGGCCACCAGGTCTAGGATATATACCTTGTAGTCCTGTTGGAGGTATAGGTCTTCGCATAGCTGGTAGTCCTGTTGGAGCCATAGGTCTTTGCATACCAAATCCTGCAGGTTGTGCCATTAGGGATTGATTAAAACCTTGAGTCTGCGGCATTAGAGCTTGTGTGGCTTGTCCCATCATGGGAGTTGCTTGACCACCCATTTGCCTTTCAACTATATTATCATTAATATAACCACCAGTTTTCATACCAAGACGTTTAAATAATTCTGTAGTAGCTGGTGTCTTATCTGTAATTGATTCAGTTTTTCTAACTGGTGCTGTTACTGGTTGATAAGATGATGCAGGACTTGTTCTATTCTTTGCATATTCACGATACTGTGTTGCTTGTAACCATCTTGGTAAATTTCTTACTCTTTCTTCCTGTGTTGCTAACCATTCATTAAATGGTTGTATAATTCTATTTTCTATTCCTAATGATGTAATCAATCTTTCTTCAGGTGTCATTTGATTATCACCAAATTTATCAGGATTATCTTTTGTCTTTTCCTTATCCCTGAAATACTTTTGCATAGGCGTTAGTTTTTCTTCTTCTTCTACAGCTTTTAATAATATTTCTTCATCTTCAGAACCATCGTTTATTCCATCTCTATCAGGGTCTTTAGGAGGGCCAGATATCTCAGCCCATGATATTCTATCCAACGCTTCTACATCTCGAACAGAAAGAGGCTTACCTTTTGGAAATCCAGGAATTCCCTCAACAAGACTAACTATTCCTTTAACCATTGGATGTGATCTAATATAATTACCTATATATTTTTCTAATCCTTTTTCTACATGGGGTGTATCTCTTAAACCTTTGATAGCTCTTCCCCATCCACCAGGATCACCTGTAGCTTTATTTGGAGGAGTATAGGTTATATTCCATAAATCATCAGGATCAGTCCAATCGCCTCCACCTTTTTCACCTTTATCTGCTTTACCGCCAAATGGGTCTTCGTCAATACCTTCTCCATATGGATCAGAGTCATTACCTTGACCACCTTGACCGCCTTGACCACCTTGACCACCTTGACCGCCTAAACCACCACCAATATCTTCATCATCTTCGTCAGTAAAGTCATAAGCAGGAATACCCATAGGGCCACTTTTGCCAGAACCACCCATTGCTTTCAGGACAGATCTTTCCTTATCATTAATCCACGCAAGACCATGAGGTTGATTTTTAATTTTTATTTTTAAATCTGATAATCCTGGCATAATTTCCCCTTACTTCGATAACCTTGCTGTAATAATTTCCTCTGCCTTTGGTAGTAATCTAATACCACAATATCCAATCATGAATGCTATAGCTGGACCCCAAGTCATATCCAAGGCCCAATGTTTCATTATGGGTGGTATAAACCACTCTGCAGCTATCCACCCCACTATAATTGCAAGACCGACATCTTTTAGAGCGGTCCAATTAAAATTCTTTTTTGTTAATACATTGGTTGCACCGCCTACTCCACTGGAAAGAATACAACATGTTTTAGCTCCAAGCGTTTGAATTAACCACTCCATTGTCTGTCTCCCTATTAGATTGTTACCATATAAAACCTATTTTTGTTTATACTATTATATCATACTTTTACTCTGAATGCAAATCAGAAGGTCCAATAAGTTTTTTTCTTTTCTGTTACTTCATCATCATAATGTGGATCGTCGGGGTGTGTTAGGTGCCAAGACTCTTTCATATAGTGTATAGCCATTGTCATGGCATCCACTTGGTCATCATGTGCTGCATTGGGAAATCTTAGTAATTCTTCAATTAGTTCATCTGACCATTTCTTGTTATTGGGTATCCACATTCTACCAGCTTCTATGATAGGCGAGGCTGCATATACCCTAGATACCTTATCTCTATCTGGATTATACTCCATAACAGGTAGTCCACCTCTACGCATATCCTGTATTAGAGACTGTCCACTAGCCTTCTTCTCCACCATACATACATCTGGCTGGTGTTCATTGTAGAGTTTCTGTGCCAGCTTTCTCAGTTCTGGATATTCAAACCTGCCACGTATATTCCCCAATAATATCATGTGCGGTACAAAATCCTCATACCCAATCTCATCCTGATTATACATGGAGAATATACCCCATGTCTGTATGACACTGTAATCAGCCGTAGTCTTGGTAGAGAATGCTGTATCATAGGTTTGAACTATGAAATCACATGTTGGCGGCTCCTCGTATTCCCAATACTTGAGCCATTTCTTTTTGATGATACCACCTTCTTCTGGAGTGGGGTCTTGCATGTAGAGAGCATTCCAGTATCGGCTACCATTACTGGCTTTAATCTCGCTCTCATCCATTCTCAGGACATCATCACTCTTCCACTCTGGAAAATAGCTGGAGCCTACAGGGAGTCCCAAGAGTTCTGACGCATCATCGTCCACCCATGCAGGTATTCTGATAACTTCCCAAGGGATTGTTTCAAACTCTCCCATATTCTCCTGTTGTTTTAGTAACCAGCCGCACAGGTCATCATAATGATAACGTGTATTGATTATAACTATAGAACCATTGGGCATAATACGGGTTCTTAGTCCAGCAGGATACCATTCTTTAATATATCTCCTACCAGATGCACTGATTGCGTCCTCTTCAGACATTACATCGTCCAATATAGCAATATGTGCGCCACGTCCAGCTATTTGAGAGCGTACACCAGCAGCATAGTACGTCCCATTCTGGTTTGTCTTCCACTTGCCAGCGGCTCTTACGTCGCTCCTGAGAGAGACTCCTTTAAATATTTTTTGAAATTCTTCTGTATTGACAATATCCCTTACAGATCTGCCAAAATCAGAGGATAACTGGTCACTATGGGATACAGTCAGTATTTCATGTTCAGGATTTCTACCAATATACCAAGCAGGAAAGAGCTTTGAGCAGATAACAGACTTTGAAGAGCGTGGTGGTAGAAATACCATCAGCCTTTTTATTGTACCATCCTCTAGGTCTTTTAACTTATCGGATATAACTTCTATATGACGACCCATTCTCCAATCAGATACCAGCATAGGAGCCATCATTCGTACAAATGTAATAAAATCTGTATTAGCTTGTTGGTTTACTTTTTGTTCTAACAATCCTTTTAAATTAATAAAGGGTTGTAGATACTCATTAGTGCTTTCTAGTATATTCATAGTACTATTATACACTAAAAAGTACTAGTATGCAAATATAATATTAATAAAAATAATAATAATATAAATTAAAGTAACTTTAAAGTAGCTTTATAGCCGCTTTTAAAAAATATTTTTATTGATTTTATTTTTGATAATTTTCCTCCACCTTAGATACTATCCTTTGCGAAGTAACTGCCGAGTTTTTTTCCCCACCCCCTAATTGTTGATTACCCAACAGTTTATTCCCCAACAATCGGAGTCCCAACAATTTATTTTCAAATTGTTTTGTAGTAAATTGCTGATTACTCTATTGTTTATCATCCACCATATGCACATAATGCCACAACGGCCTAGCAATTCCGCGACATTCCCAATGCTGACAACATAGAAAATCATCATTCACGACTAGCAACGGCCTAGCTAATATCGTCATCTAAAAATAGTCCATGCATGGGCTATTATTTTTTAGACTTAACTTGCAACCCTACGACAATGCTGTATAATCAATGTTGAATTTGATAGCTGACCTATTTGGGGACTATCACTAGGCCACGGCCTAGCCCACGACTTGCGCGGAGTTTCTTAGCGATTACGCGACTTACGCAATGAGGCATTTAATACCCCAAAAGCTACCCACGCTTGTGAGTAGTTATATCTTAATTTTCAACTAAATAGAGAGAGATATATTATGGTTAAGAAAACCAAAAAAGAATACAAACCTAGTGCTAAAATTAAAGCTAGTATTAAATCAATCCTAGAGTTTAATACGAAGGCCATGAAAGCTGAAAATTTGGCAACCGAAAGAAATACAGATTTTATAGTGAAATTTTATAATGTTCTAAAGTCTGTTAAAGGTGTTGAGAGGAAATATATTCTCAATGCTGTTTTAGGTTCGCTTGATAAATCAAAAGCTAAATGGATTAAAGCCTTAATTAACAAACTGTTAAAAGATGACGGTGAGTTAAACCAGTGGTTAATTGATAACCCAAATAAAAAGGCTGACGATTTTATTAGGAATAGGAAACTTGGGGAAAAGGAAAAGGCTCAACAATTCCAAACTCGGAAACGTAACGCCAACCCTAAGAAAAGTCAGAAACTTGACCTGTCACCCGTTCCAGAAGTCGAGGCCGTAAAAATTGAGGTTATAAACTTGGTTGCCAATAAATTGGATTATTTAGATCAAGAAAAGTTGAAGCCTTTTATTGATAAGTTATTCGAGGCCGCGACTCTTGAACATCATCAAGATTCTGCCAATACCGTTTTGAAGTCTATGGGAATAATAGACAAAAACGTAAAACTTCATAAAAAATCCGCGTAATAAAATAGACCCCTAAGAACTGAAAAGTTCTTGGGGGTTTTTTTGTGCCTAAATTTTATTTTCTTTTAGTCGGATAAATGGGATAAATGGGCTGGCTAACTCATTGAAAACATTGATGAAATCAGCTTGACCCTAACTTTCAGCATGATATGATAGTTTAAAATTTTAAGAGAGTAAATTGTTTAGGAATTTAGTTTATAGAAAATAGCCCATTGATGGACTATTATTTTTAAGAGAAAAACATGACACCAAAAGAACTTAGAAAACACATCAACAAAGTAGAACAAGCGAGTCTATTATTACTTGATGGCGCAAATAAAAAACGTGACGGCGTAAATAAAAAATTAGTTCGTAGCGTTAAAAATAAAATGAAGAAAACAGAAAATCTAACTGCTACAGGCAGGTTCTGCAAAGGATTAAAAGCAACGCATAGGCCAGTCATATATGCTGGAAGCAAAGGTGGACACATGCAATTTTATGAGAGGAAAATCGACGGCTACCGTAATATGACAGACTAAAAATCCAGTCATAAGACTGTTGTGGCAAGGCACATAAACCCTCAGAGGTTTACTGTGTCTTTTTTTTTTGAAGATGAATGTATAGGAGAAATAAAATGACTGATGTTTTACTTCCCAACGATATGGATATTCCCGAATCAAAGCGAGATTTATTTGATGATAATAATGTGCGATGGTTGCTGAGAAATTTAGTTATAAGAAATAAAAACCATCCTGAATTTAAAAATGTAATCAGTAAGTTGACTGCATTATCTAAAGATAAAACCCCTTTAATTATTAAATGATAGGAGAATAAAATAATGACTGATTTATATAACGATTATCTCTTTGAAAAAGAGGAAGCTAAAGTTTGTGGACAAGAATTTCCTACCTATGAAGAATGGATAGGGGTAGAAAGTCCAAAAGAAAAAGCACAATATAAACAACAACTTATCTATGATAATGATGAGTATGATTTGTATTAATTTAGGAGATAATTAATGACTGAATATGGTGGTACACTTGAACAAAGATACGAAATTTATTTAGCTTTCGCTGATGATGGTAAAGGTGGTGACAATACTAGAAATGGTGAACCACTATTAACCTTTGAAGAATGGCTAGAAAGGTAGAACGGCCTAAAGGTGTAGCCGTATTCAATACACCAGAACAACGAAGAAAGGACTACCCATGTTAAAACCAGAATACAAAGAAATAAAACCATCAAGTAAGCTATATCATGAGCTAAAAATGTTGGTTTGTAACAGAAAAATTTCTATGAGAAATGTTAGAAATTTAAATGTAAGTATGCAAATATCTCCTGATCTTTTACAATGCGCTCCAATGGTAATCTGTTGGAATGCAAAGAAAAAATGTTATAAGATTATTGATGGACAACATAGATATAAGGCTGCATTAATGCTTGGTAATCCCATATGGGTAATAATTGTTGATCCTAAATTTGCAAAATTAATTGGTGTATTAAATTCCAATCAAAAGAACTGGAGTTTATTAGACTTTGCTCACTTCTATGCTGAGAATGGTAACAAAAATTACGAAAAGTTTTTGCAAATATTGGAAGCAAACCCTGTTACCGCAGGTATATTGATTGGTATAGCACAAGGTTCTAGCACTAGAGATACAGCCAATGGCGGTAATAGAGACTTCAAAGATGGTAAATTTATTATTAACAGAAATAATTTACCACACATAGAAAATACTTTATATAAATTGAGACAAATAGAGTATGCTTCATGCAATCCCTCACTAACTAAGACGACTGTTAAACGAAAGGAATTTTCTGAAGCGTTTCTGCATATGTTTGAGAAAGAAAATTCTTGGTACGATCATAATGAGTTCCTTAAAAAGTTGACAAATACAAAACATAAATTTAATATTTTAGCTAATAGATCAAATATGATAACTGAAATTTTACGAATCATGGGGAAATAAAATGTCTATAAAATTTCTTGATGTATCTACCCAAAGAAAAACAGGTAACATACCACAAACATATCGTAGTGGTGGTCAAGATATGTATGGCTCATGTCCTGATAAGTGTCCCTTAAAACCCGTTGATGCAAAGACAGCTTCAGAAGTAGATGAAGAATATGCAAGAGCATTGGCAAAGGCTGTGCCTAGAAATGGAATTAGTTTTTCATACTCTCATTTTTCACCTGATAAATGGAAAGGGTTTGGATTTAATAAGCCAAAGAGAACAACACTTAATTTTTCTGCCAGTACACAGGAAGAAGCAGTACAATCTTTTAAAGATGGTATACCTACTGTATGGGCAGAAGAAAATCCATCAGCAAGGAAAGTAGATGGTGTGCAACTCATGCCCTGCCCTGCTGATAAGCATGACCATATTCAATGTGCAAATTGTGGTGGTAGTGCTGGCCCTTTATGTGCTAGACCAGATAGAAAATTTATTGTAGTGTTTAAGTGGAAACAATGGAAGAAAATACCATGTTATGCTGCCAATGGATATGTAAAATTTACGTGGAAAAATACAGGTAAAATATTATCTAATATGACAGATGGAGAAAGAGTATTAGATTGGGTAAAGAAATTACCCTTTGGTTCAACAGTGCGGCATCACGTCGCAGGTGATATTGGAAAGGTAGGTAAAAATGTTAGATAAAAAGTGGGGCTATACATTTTCAGATAGTGTTATAGTTGATGCTTGGCAATCCAAATTTGATATGATACCCCTTGACGTAGAAATAATTGAAGTAAAAAATTCAAGGAAGATTAAAGTATATGTTGAAGGTAGTTTGTATAAAGTATTTCCATCTATACAATCTTTTGAACATGATCTACAAAAATGCAAGGGGGAATTTTAATGAAGAGAATACTATCAACTAAATTTAAGAATGAGATATTAAATTTATTTAATAAAGGCTTTAGTGGAAAACAAATAGCCACTATAATGCGCGATGAATATTATTCTGAAACAGGCAAACAATTAACACGTAATGTTTGTATGGGTATAAAGTTTAGGGCTGGTAAATGTGACCCTATGAATTATGGTTTATCTATAAAAAATAGAATGAGCAGAGTAATTGTACCTACTAAAGGATTTAAATTAAAGAAATGTTTAGCTTGTAAGAAAGAAGTTTACATACAGGAACATCTAAGAATATGTCCTAACTGTACAAGTGAAAGACAAAAGATTGACAAGTCTCAATGGGATAGTAGTATAGTAGTGAGAACACAAAAAGAAGTTAAACAAATTTTGAAAGGATTACTGTGATGTTTAATAACCCTTTAACTGGATATATAGTATGTCTTGGTATCGTATTAGCTACCTTGTTATTGGTATATTTAAAAGTAAGTGGATTTACTATAGGATAATACAATGAAAGCAAGAGAAAAAGATGGATGGATACGACAGTATGATTTGTATCAGTTGGCTGACCACCCTGCAAACATAGCAACAGATTGGCCTAGAGAATGGATGTGTTATCAGTATCCAGCAGAGTTTCAGAAGCTGGCTGTTAAATTGTTATTAAGAATTGAAGGAGATAACTAATGACTGACCAAGAAAAAAGAGTAGATGAATTAGAAAAGTTACGCTGTAAATTGGTTGAAGTATTTGAGGGAGTAGGTTGTATCTTAGGAGCAAATCATTCTGCACTAGATTATATTAGTATTGCTGAAGATAAATTATTAGAAACAGTTTGGGATGAAATAAAAAAATTAAAAGTAACAGGAGATGACCAGTGAAAAAAATTATCCATATTAACCAACATGTTATTAAACGTAATGCTAAAACTGGAGAACGTGAACCAGTTATTACTTGTAAAACTTATAAGAGCAATGACTATGCTCATGAAGTTTTTATAAATGGCCCATGTAAAATAGTATATAGCCCAGATAAACCACTGTCGTGCGGTGCTAAAGTATGGATTGAAACAGAAGATGACATAGAAATTAGGAGTTGACCAATGACTGATAATAAATGGTGGCACATAGTGACATGGTGTAAGTGGTGCAACGGTGAAGGCTATACTACTGACAATAACCCAAGCAAAAGAGAAGAGGTATGTAGAGAGTGCGAAGGTACAGGCGAGAGCTATTTTGTTGAGGAAGAGTGGCGTTATGAAAACGAACAAGAGGTTCGTGAAAACTACAAAGATATTATTAAACTTGAAATATTAGAGGGTAAGAATTTATCATGGGGAAGTCCAACACTAAGCATGGAGTAAAGAAAGTAAATACCTATGCTAAATCATTACAAAATAATAAATATAGACAACGTGTAGTATCTAATGCTTTGACATAGAGGAGAGTGACCAATGACTAAAAAATATTATCCCCATGTATGGGATTTAACATTTTGTCTTATGGATATAGACGGAAATCCAAAAAAAGACAAAAAGGGAAATATAATTTTGTATGAGGATTACAAGATGGATTGTAGTTTAATTTGTGATTTTGTTGATGAAAATAATTTAACACAGATAAAAGAGAAAGAGCAGGACAATGACTAATACAAAAAAGAAAAGAAATATCTATGCTAAGTCTTTACAGAATCCTAAGTACAGACAACGTATAATATCTAATGCTAAAAAATATAAACGAAATAGGAAAGTTGAAGATGAGTGATAGAACAGTAGCGATTGAAGGTTGGCAACAATTAGAGTGGTTAATGAGTGACCGATGGGATATGACATTACAAGAAGCTTTGCAATGTATGGTTGATAATAATCAAGACATGAGTTTTCTAAATGATATCAAAGGGTTATGGGTTCTTAAAACTGAGAAAGGAAAAGAAGATGAGTAATAAAAAAGACTTATGGAAAGACTATGATTTAAAACGTCACTCAGATATATCATTTGATATTGAAGGATTAGGATTAGAAGGAACTGTGGGTAGTATAATCTTTGAAGAAGTTGATGATATGATTGACAGATATAACTTGACACATGAAGACATTGAAAGATATAAAGAAAATCAATCTAGTTACTATGATAAGACTGGAAAAATATCTGATCCTTATTATGTGTTAGAAACATTTATTGTTAACATGTTGACTGATGAACTTTATGAAAGGGAAGATCGTGAGTAATATACACAACGATGCTATTAAAGAACTATTATTTGAATCAGCAATGACAACCCTGTTGAAGCAGGGTAAACCTGATAATGAAGCTACTGAACTTGAAGCAGTAGAGATGGTTGCCCAAGAATGGGAAAAGATAGAAGGGTATTGATATGAAAACACCAATAATATTGAGTGACTTTGAGCCTGATGAACACCTGATAATAAGTGAGATAGTAGTTGATAAGTTAGAAGATGAAGACACAAATTTTTTAACATGGCATATTGTCGTAGAAAGAGAAGGAGAATAATTATGTTTGATCGTGATAAACTTAACTTTGAAGTAGAGAAATTTCCTCTTCAAGTAATCAATGAAAGTCCTGATGGTACTGTTTTTTGTGAGGAGTTATCGTCTAACATTGGTGTAGGTATAAGACGTAAAGATACGAGAGAACCCCTCGCCATTGTAAAGGATAGCTATGAAATTGTACAATACATTTCTATCGTAGACCAAATAGAAGAAGCATTAAACCTAGCTGGTCTTGATCTTACTGATGCAGAGTTTACCACTAATGTATATGATAGCGGAGCCAAGATAGAATTGACTGCAAAGTTCCCTGCACATGCACAGGATATAGATGGTAAAGGTCTTGTTGTCCCACAGTTTAAGTTTCGTACTAGCCAAGATGGGACATGGGCAAATAACGGCATGATGGGATTGTTTAGATTCTTCTGTTTCAATACCCTGATTACTGGTAACAAGTTAGCTTATGTATATGGTAGGCATACCAAAAACTTCAGCCCTGTTTCATTTGGTGCTAAGATAAGAACTGCCTCTGAATACATAGCAGGTGATGGGCTTGCAAGGATGAACAAATGGTTTAATACTCCCTTAAAACGTGAGGATGCCATCCAACTATTTACTAAAACTCTTGCCAAGCGTACTGATAATGTTACTAGAAAAAATGTAGGTAACAAAGTAATGTTAGCTAATCTTATGAAAACATTTGATGAAGAGAATAGACATGTGCATGGTAGAGGTCTATATGAAAAGTATGGTACTCAAACAATGGGGTCACTATGGACTGCTTATCAGGCGGCTACGGCATGGTCAAGTCATGTTACTAATGGTAAGGCAGGAAGTAGAAAACATGTAACAAGAGTTAATCGTGAAGACAGAGTTCGTAAGATGTTGGACTCATCTCAGTGGCTAGAACTAGAAGCAGCATAGAGATAAGGAAAAATTATGTGGGCTATACATAACGAAGATTGTTTACAAACAATGAACAATATGTTTGGTGGTCAAGTCAAGGCCACCATTACATCACCACCATACAACATGAACCTGCGTATTCGTAATGGTAAGTATTGTTCAAGACAAATAGTGAAGGAAGAATTTTCTACAAAGTATTCAGACTTCCCTGATAACTTACCAATAGAGGAATATAATAAACTACATACAGAAATACTAAGGGAACTACTAAGAGTAAGTGAACTGGTATTCTATAATGTACAAGTAGTTACAGGATCAAAGAGGTCTATCTTTAAAATGATTGGTGAGTTTGCCAATAACCTCAAGGAGATTATCGTATGGGATAAGGGGTATGCACCACCAGCTATGATGACGCAGGTTATGAATAGTGTCACAGAATTTATATTAGTATTCGATAATGATTATCCTATTAGTAGAAAGTATAGAACAGGTAGATTTGATAGAGGTACACTGGATAATATTTGGAGAGTTAAAAGATCAAATAAAAGTTTCGATGGTAACAAGGCTACGTTTCCAGAGGAGCTAGTAGAAAAAATAATTTTAAACTTTACAGATGAAGGTGATGTAGTGTATGATCCATTCAGCGGCACAGGTACTACGGGAGTAGTAGCAAACAGATTAGGAAGAGAGTTTATAGGTAGTGAAATAAATAGTAAATTAGTAAACATCTCAAAGAGAAGGATTATAAATGATTGATATAACAGAACTAACAGACAAAGAAGTTTTAATAATAATACTATTGACAATACCATTTATTGTATTATATTTATCAGGTAGATAGCGGAGATTAAAATGATTGAACATATTACCTACAGAAAACTAATTCGTAACTTACTCTTTACTTATTATGATGAGAATGATAAGGCACTGGATAAAAATGTTAAAGTGGAGTTGCCAAATGGTAAAATATATGATATCATATATGCGTATCCACTTGGTAAAGAAGGCGACCAAAATATTATTCTAAAAGTAGATGAGGGTATAGAAGATGAGTACTAATTATAAAAGCTATGAAGATGTATCAGAAGTAGATAAAGATTATATCTTGACAGTACTCCAATGTTCAGGCTATAATATTAATTCTATAACGGAAGTTAGTCTGTCAGATATAAATGGGTTTTTAGATATGGTCCATACTTGTAGTGTAGATAATGGCTAAGAAACAAATAAAAGTTTATGAACATAAAGAAGTTGTCAAGAAAAAAACTTCTATTGGCAACTCTGTTAGATCGCGTCCAACCAATAAGCACAAGCGAAGGAGTTGGAAAAAGTATCAAGGACAAGGGAGAAACTAATGTCTATTTTAATGGAAGTAAATAAGATTAGTGGGAGTCCTACTTTAATTATGAAAGATGAATATAAATCACTAGATTATTCTGAGAAGTTACAGTGTCTTGTCTCTATAAAAACTGTGATTGAAAAAGAAATAGCTTTTACTGAGAGAGAATTAGGTGACTTTGTTGAGAAACGTCAGTTTGTATAAGGATTAGTACAATGAATAAAGATTTTTTTGAGTGGCTATTTAAAGCACTAAAGATTGATGTCAATGGTAGATCAATGTACTCAAACATTTATAAAAATGGATTTAAAAATGTTGATCGCTATACTAGGGCTGGTAAAAATGGTAAAGTTATTATCTGTCCTGTATGTGGTGAGCCAGAATTAGTATACCACTTTTCATGGTCGGCTATGACGTGTCCATCATGCCGTGAAAGCTCTGATAAAAATGATTGGCTGGTTAGTGTATGATGTTTGTAATTGTTCAAGATATTATTAAAGAAGCACACAAAGATTTAGATAACTTTGATTGCTTTGATATCTTGACAACTCCTACTGGCTTTCCAATGAAATTTAAAACAGAAGTAGAAGCAATTAAATTCTTAAATGATTTAGGAATTGATATGCCAGCAGGATCAAATGAAGGGGAGATTAGAATTGACAGACTCCATTAGTCAATATAATGCTATAGTTTCTCAGCTACATAAAAATGTAAGTACCCTCAAGGTACAGTTAAAACGTCAAGAAGAAACAATTAAAAAACTTAGAGAAGAGCTATCAAAAGCAAGGCAGGAGAGTGGCATTGTGAGTGGTAGTGCATGGGTAGAATTAGATGACAGCAGAAATAATTAATTTTTATTCATACTGGAAGAAAAGACAAGAGACTTTAAGAAAATCTCTAGGATATCCTGCTGATTTATGGTATATGATGTTGGATAATGGATATGATCCTATGGATAGAGATGATGTCATGAAATTTATAGAAGACTTGGAAGAGGATGCTGTAAATAATGACTAAAAATTTCTGGCAAAAAGATAGGCAGTCTCTATTTAGAACTCTTCTTAAACAATATAAAGAAGAAGGTTATGATATTAAAGAAGCAAGGTATCTTGCAAAGTTAGAACTCAATGAAATGATGGAGGATAAGGAAGAATTTGTAGACAACTTATGGAAAGAAACTTTTGAAGATGTATGATATTTATTATAAAGATATACTGATTAAAAGTTTTAGAACTAAACGTGAAGCAAAGTTAGAGCTTGACGATAGAGCTAACTTATGCTATATGCTAAAAATAAAACCTTCTGTCGCATATTCTATTAAGAAAGGGAACTGCAATGCAACCAGAAGAAAACGGATACAAAGGTCCATGCCCTAAGTGTGGGTCATCAGATGCCAATCACCACTACCCTGATGGACAGACACATTGCTTTAGTTGTGACCATCATACTTTCCCAAAAGGATTAAATAATATGTCTACCATACCACTTGTTAATAATAATAACTCATTTAAAAATAATGTTAGTGGGGAATACAATGATATTCCTGATCGTAAGATTACTAAAGATACAGCCAAGAAATATAATACCCTAACAAAAAAGCAGGGATCAATGACTACCCATCATATCTATCAATACTTTGATAAGAATGGTAATCATATTAGTAATAAGGTACGTGATACATCCAATAAAAGGTTCTGGTCTGAGGGACCAATGACTTCTGCTGGATTGTTTGGTGAAAATATATTCACACAGAAAGGTAAGTACATTACTGTATGTGAGGGTGAAGTCGATGCCATGAGTGCCTATCAAATGATGGGTTCCAAATGGCCTTGTGTATCTCTCAAGAATGGTGCGGCATCAGCGGCATCAAACTGTAAGCAGTCCTTTGAATACCTTAACCAGTTTGATAATGTTGTCCTATGCTTTGATAATGATAAAGCTGGTAGGCAAGCTGCCAATGATGTAGCTGCAATCTTTGAACCCAATAAGTGTAAGATAATGTCTTTGGATTTAAAGGATGCTAATGAATATCTCAAGATTGGTAAGTCAGAAGACTTCATGAAAACTTGGTGGGCAGCTAAACCATTTACTCCTGCTGGTATTATTAATCTTAATGATCTTGGTGATTCATTATATGAGGAGAACTATTGTGAGACTTGTCTTTATCCTTGGTCTGGTCTGAATGAGAAGACATATGGTATGAGAACAGGTGAGCTTGTTACGTTCACCAGTGGGGCTGGTATGGGTAAGTCAAGTATTATGCGTGAACTCATGCACCATCTCATGATGAATACCAAGGATAACATTGGTGTCTTGGCAATGGAAGAGAGTGTACGTAACACAGCCTTCAACATCATGAGTGTCGAGGCCAACGCTAGGCTTTACATTAAAGAGATCCGCGATCAATTTACAATGGATGAATTGAGAGGCTTTCAAGCCAAGACAATTGATAGCGGTAGGTTCTTTGCCTTTGACCACTTTGGTTCAATATCCAATGAAGAAATATTATCTCGTGTTAGGTACATGGCAAAGGCTTTAGGATGTAAGTGGGTAATACTTGACCATCTATCTATTCTTGTATCAGGTCAGGAAGATAATGGTGATGAGCGTAAGTCTATTGATATCCTTATGACCAAGCTACGTTCTCTTGTGGAAGAAACAGGTATCTCTCTCTTGCTTGTCAGCCACTTACGTAGGCCAGCAGGTGATAGAGGACATGAAGATGGGCGTGAGGTATCCCTTTCTCATCTGCGCGGCTCTGCCAGCATTGCACATCTTTCTGATGGAGTCATAGCCTTGGAAAGGAACCAGCAAGCAGATGATGAAACAGAAGCTAACACTACAACCATACGTATCCTAAAGAACAGATACACTGGTGATACAGGTGTTGCTTGTTACTTGCATTACAATAAGGAAACTGGTAGAATGACTGAGATTAACAACCCCTTTGTGGAGAATGAATAATGGTATGGAAATATAAAACAGGACAAGATGTAGAACATGTTTCAAATTATTTAAAAGATAAAGGACTTTCCTTTACTTTTGATGATCGACTACCTGCATTTTATATAGATCATCCTGATCCTGAAAAACATTATATAGCTTATCAATATTATTATACTACAGGAAGATGGGGGGTTATGTATAATAAGAGAAATCAAAACAGAAAACATTATATGTGTAAAGATATAGAAACATTAGTAAATAAATATATTTTAAAGGAAGATGAGTAATGCTTAAAGTGCAGTATAATAATTTCTTTGTGGAGAATGAATAATGAATGGTTGGATTACAGAGAATAACTTTCGTAAAGAAGCTGAGAGTAAAAATTATTTAGTTACTAAGTCTACGCGAAACGACGATATGCACAAACACATAGACTTTCATCTTAAAAAAAATGGTCAGTCGTTTTCAGTGGATGTTAAGAGTCGTAAGAAAGCATCACGCTCTAATGCAAAGTTTGATGATGAGTATACGTGGGTAGAATTTAAAAACGTCAGGGGAAATAAGGGATGGCTTTATGGTGACGCAGACTATATCGTGTTTGAGCAAGAAGATGAATATATTTTTATTGATAGGGACAAGTTACTAAAGTTTTGTTTAGATTCTGTATCTGATAAATATGTCAACAATTCAACACAAGCTATCTACAAGAAGTATCAACGATTTGGCAGGAAGGATGTGATTAGCAGGATTAAATTAAGTCACGCATTAGAGAGTGAGTATTTTAATAAGCCTCCAATGATATGGAAAAAGTCTCATGACGGAAGCAGTAATTGATATTGAAACAGATAGTTTAAATGCAACAAAGATACATTGTATTGTAGCGAGAAGTTATAAAACAAATAAAGTTAAGACATGGGTAGGACAGGAGTGTAAAGACTTTGGGGTATGGTCTAATCAAATTGATACCTTTATTATGCATAATGGTATTAGCTTTGATGCTCCTGTCCTGAACCGTTTAACAGGTTCCAATATAAAATTAAATCAAGTGCGTGATACACTAATTGAATCTCAATTATATAACCCTATTAGAGATGATGGTCATTCGCTTGAAGCATGGGGCAAAAGACTTGGCTATGAGAAAGGTAACTTCCATGACTTCTCAGAATATACACCAGAGATGTTGGAGTATTGTAAACGTGATACAGAGGTAACAAGATTATTGGCTCAGAAACTTGAAGAAGAAGGTAGTGGTTTTAGTTCCAAGTCTTATGAATTAGAACGTGATGTACGTGCCATCATAGATAAGCAAGAAAAGAATGGCTTTTCTTTTAATCTAAAAGATGGTACAATATTACTGGCTCAATTGCAAGATGAATTATCTGAGCTACAACGTAAAGCAGAAAAAGAATTTGAACCAACTATAGTAGAGTTAAAGACAAAGACAAAGAAGATACCATTCAATATTGCTAGTCGCCAACAGATAGCTGACAGACTACAGAAACGTGGATGGAAACCAAAGCAGTTTACTGATAAGGGTAATGTTATTATTAACGAAGCAGTCTTATCAAAAATTAAAATGCCAGAGGCAGAAATGTTTAACAGGTATTTTCTGTTGCAGAAACGCACTGGCTTATTAAAATCTTGGATATCAGAATGCCAAGAAGATAACCGTGTACGTGGTAAAGTAATGACCCTACGTACAATCACAGGAAGGATGGCACATGCAGTACCTAATATGGCACAAGTTCCCTCTATCTCTAGTAGCTACGGCAGAGAATCTAGGGGATTATGGGGCGTTGATGATACGACTAAGTATCGCTTGGTAGGTGTTGATGCCAGCGGTCTTGAACTGAGATGCTTGGCTCACTACATGGATGACCCTGAGTATACGAACATCGTATTGACAGGTGATGTACACACAGCTAATCAGCAAGCTGCTGGATTAAGAACCAGAGATCAAGCCAAGACTTTTATCTATGCTTTTCTCTATGGTGCAGGGCCAGCTAAGATTGGTAATGTAGTTGGTAAGGGTCCAGCCGCAGGGCAAATGCTTATTAAAAAGTTTTTAGAACGTACACCAGCATTAAAAAGATTAAGAGAGAATGTAGTGAGATGGTCTAAGGGTGGAACCTTACCTGCATTGGATGGTAGATTATTACATATTAGGTCAGAACATGCGGCATTAAACACTTTACTTCAAGGTGCTGGTGCTATAATATGTAAGCAATGGCTTGTTCATATCATGGAACGGGTCATAAAGGCTGGCCTAGATGTAAGGTTGGTTGCTTCAATTCATGATGAATATCAATTTGAAGTAGCTATACCAGATGTAAATAGGTTTTGTAAATTAACAAAGGAGGCAATGGCACAGACACAGAAAACACTTGGAGTTAAATGTGAGCTTGACTGTGATTACAAAGTTGGTAAAACATGGGCAGAGACACATTAGTACTTGACATTACGAATCAGTTCGTATATACTGATTGCGTTTGAGTAGTTAGAGTAGTATGAAAACTTTTTATCAACAGCTACGACAGTGTAGCACTAAACATAGGAGAAAATAGCAATGGCTATTACACCTTTATATCTTACTGGTAAATGTTATTGGGCTTCAGTAGTGGAGCCTAACAGCACCTTTGAACCTACTTGGCAACTTGACCTTTGCCTTGATTCTGATACCAAAACTTTGGTTGAAGAGGCTGGTTTAAATGTGCGAAACAAGGATGATGAACGAGGTGAGTTCGTTACCTTGAAGCGTAAGGTGCAGGGCAAGAATGGTCCTCGTAAAGCACCAGTTGTAGTCGATTCCCGAAACAATTCTTGGGATGACAAGCTCATTGGAAATGGCAGCGTAGTAACTGTTAAAGCCCTTCCTTATGAGTGGAGCTACGCAGGTAAGTCAGGTAAGTCGGCTGACCTCGCGGCAGTTCAAGTGGTAGAGTTGGTTGAGTATGGTGATAAAGATTTTGATGTTGTAGAAGGTGGGTACGTTAATAATTCTTCTGCTGAAATGTCAGATGATATCCCGTTTGGTAACTAAGTGAGGATGGGGTGCCGCATTAGGGTTAGTGTGGCACCCTATTTTTATTATGAAAAACATTGAAACATTAGTAGAGGATATCTATAATCTTTTTAATCTATCTCCTATAGAAAGGGATGAAAAAGAAGTAGATGAACTCATAGATAAGTTTGGAGATATGCTTAAAGTTCATATCAAAGAATTTATGTATAGTAAACCAAGAGAAGGTAGTCTTAGATTATCTGCTATTGGTAAACCAAACAGGCAGTTGTGGTATGACGTTAATACAAAAACAACTGAAGAAAGTTTACCACCAAGTACAAGGATTAAATTTCTCTATGGTTATATATTAGAAGAGTTATTATTATTATGTGCTGAAGTTGCTGGTCATACAGTAGAAGCACAGCAGAAAGAAGTTTCAGTAGAAGGAGTGAAAGGACATCAGGATGCTATCATCGACGGTGTTTTGGTTGATTGTAAGTCTGCCTCTGGCAGAAGTTTTGATAAATTTTCTTCTCACAACTTAGCAGAAGATGATCCCTTTGGTTATATAGCACAGATATCTGCGTATGCTCAAGCCAATGGCATGGATAAAGCAGCTTTCCTTGCTATAGATAAATCTACAGGTAAGATTTGCTTAACACCTGTTCATTCAATGGAGATGATAAATGCTGGCAACAGGGTTAAGAAAATTAAAAAGATTGTGGCAGGAAATACTATACCTGATAGGTGTTATGACGCTATACCTGATGGGAAGTCTGGTAATTATAAGCTTCCTATTGGCTGTGTTTATTGTAGACACAAGGAGTTGTGTTGGTCTGATGCTAATCAAGGGCAAGGCATTCGTACATTCAAGTATGCAAATGGCAAAAGGTATCTGGTGCAGATTGCTAAGATGCCTGAAGTTGAGGAACTAACTCATTAGATGCATTGGAAGTATCGTAAGAAGCCAGACCCTAATGATAACTTTGGGTTCGTATATCTTATAACCAATAAGAAAACAGGTAAAGCATATGTAGGTTGTAAACAATATTGGCATCAAGTCAAAAGAAAGAAAGGAAGTTCCAAAGCAAGGAAGAGAGAATCAAACTGGAAAATATACATGGGTTCTTCAAAATTGTTATTGGATGATATCAAGAAGTTAGGTAAAAGAAATTTTAAGTTTGAAATAATAGCAGAGTTTAAAAATAAAAGGAGCATAAAGTACTACGAACTTTACTATCAGATGAAGTATAATGTTTTATCCTCTACCTTGGAAGGTACAGATGAACCAGCTTTCTATAACAACTATGTCGGTGGTAAGTTCTATAGACCTGTTCAAGAATTTGATAATGAACCAAAAAGATTTAGATAATATATTAGAAATACATAAGGATACTAAAAAATATTCTGACAGAGTTTTATTTATATCAGTTGTATTTCAAGCCATCCTAGATGCTACAAAACCAAAGACTAATACAGAATCTACCAGTATAACAATGTTGAGAGATGAAGCTACGTCATGGTTCTTTGCATCTATTGGTGTTACGAGTCAGAACTTTCAATTTATATGTGACTATGCTGGATTAAAACCTAAAAGAGTTAGAGAGTTTGTATCCTATGTTATCAACTCTAAAAATCCAGAAGAAATTAGAAGCAAGTTAAACAGCATTCTCAAGAGAAAATAGGAGACTTAGTATGGAATCTAGGGATGACTATATACTTAGAAGATTAAAAGAAGATAGAGAACAAGTTGAGAGAGTTAAGAAAGAAGCCCTTGACAAACAGATTGGGGGCAGTCATTATAAAGATTGTGGAATACAACCTGTTGAGTATATCTATGCTAACCAGCTTGACTTTCTGGAAGGTAATGTAATTAAGTATATAACACGCCATAGAACAAAGGGAGATGGTGAGAAGGATATACGAAAAGTAATTCACTATGCAGAGATGATATTAGAAATGGTATATGGCAAAGGAAAATAATACATGTCTCAAATAACCCATCTTGGTATTACAATTAATCCTGAGAGAGATAATCTCTTTGATAAACTTGGAATAGCAAGACTTAAAGAATCCTATATGATGGATAACGAACTCTCTCCACAAGAGAGGTTTGCTTTTGTATCTAAAACTTTTTCTTCTAATAATGAACACGCACAAAGGTTATATGAATATGCCTCACGACATTGGTTATCTTATTCTACTCCAATACTTTCTTACGGAAGGTCAAAACGTGGCCTACCTATTTCATGTTATCTAAACTACATTGAAGATACAGCCGAAGGGCTGGTTAATAATTTATCAGAAACTAACTGGCTATCCATGTATGGTGGTGGCGTTGGTATTGGGTTTGGTATTCGTTCTGCAGATGAGAAGTCTACAGGTATGATGCCACACCTCAAGATGTATGATGCTTCCAGCTTGGCATATAGGCAAGGTAAAACCCGTAGAGGTAGCTATGCTGCTTATCTTGATATTGACCATCCTGATATTCTTTTGTTCTTGGAGATGCGTAAACCTACAGGCGACCAAAACTTTAGATGCCTTAACCTACATCATGGTATTAATGTCAGTCATAAGTTTATGAAACTTATTGAAGAGTGTATGACTGACCCCAACATAGATGATACATGGCATCTCAAAGACCCACATACAAAAGAAGTTAAGGAGACTATATCAGCCAGAGATATGTGGCAGCGTATCTTGGAGATGCGTATGCAAACAGGAGAGCCTTACCTACACTTCATTGATACATCCAATGAGAAGTTACCTGTATGGCTCAAGCAACAGGGCTTGCAGATTAATCAATCTAATCTATGTTCAGAGATTATACTACCAACAAATAAAGAGCGTACTGCTGTGTGCTGTCTCTCATCTCTTAATCTTGAGTACTTTGATGAGTGGTCAAAAGAAAAAGGTTTTCTCAAAGATGTATTGGAAATGCTAGACAATGTATTAACAATGTTTATTAATGAAGCACCTGATAGTATTGAACGTGCAAGATATTCTGCCATGCGTGAGCGTAGCGTTGGTGTTGGTGCATTAGGGTTTCACGCCTACCTGCAAAAGAAAGGAGTCCCTTTTGAAACTGCAGTAGCCAAGTCCAGTAACATAAGAATGTTTAAACATATTAAAGCAGGTCTTGATTTAGCTAATCGTGAGCTTGGTTCTGAAAGAGGTGAAGCACCTGATGCTCATGGTACTGGACTAAGGTGTAGTCATGTCATGGCTATTGCACCCAATGCTTCTTCTTCTATTATCATGGGTAATACCTCTCCATCTATTGAACCTTGGAGAGCCAATGCCTACAGGCAAGATACCCTGAGTGGTGCCTTTCTAAATAAGAATAAGTTCTTGGATAAACTTATAGAAAAGAAATGCCAAGACAATGAGAACCTTAACTATGACCGTATCTGGTCTTCTATTATAGCCAATGATGGTTCAGTACAACACCTACGTTGCCTAACAGATGAAGAAAAAGATTTATACAAAACAGCTATGGAGATTGACCAGAGGTGGGTCATTGAACATGCTGCTGACAGGCAAGAATATATTGACCAATCACAATCACTCAATGTATTCTTCAGGCCAGATGCAAACATAACTTATCTACATGCAGTTCATTTCCTAGCATGGAAGAAAGGAGTAAAGACTATGTATTACTGTCGCTCTGAAAAGATTGGTA